GGTGGCGGGGTCAAGGACACCGACGGCGAGACGGGCGAGGACGGCGAGGCCGCGGCGCCCGGCAAGAGGTCGAGCCGGGCCGAGGCGCACGTCCACGGGCTCGGTTGCCGACACGACCACGCGCCCGACGTCCGGACGTGGCCGAACCCGGAGAACGACCTGCCGAGCGACTGGCAACCCGAGGGCCGGTTCAAGGGGCTGCGGACGATCGACCTTCCCGAAGCCGCGCGCCAGATCGTAGCCTACCGGGACGCGGTGCTCCCGCGCTACCGGGACGCCTCCGCTGCGATCGCCGAGGCGGTCGCCCGCCACCACGAGCCGGGCAGCGAGGCGCGCGACGACGCCGATGCCTCCCGCAAGGCGGTGGACGGCGCGCTCGCCAAGCTGCGGTCGACGTGGTCCGCGTCGACCGAGTCGATCTACGTCGATGCGGCGAAGGCCGGACGGACGGCCGCCGCGACGTGGACGGAGGGCTCGTCGCCCGACCTCGCCGCCGCCGCTGTGGCCGGGCGGGAGTACCACGAGAAGGCGGTCGGCTACCTGACCGCGCAGGGCGGGCTCCTCGAAACGATGGGCGCGCTCGCCGAGATCGCAATCGCCCGGCTCGACGGCGCCGCCATGCCGGCGCGCTCGGCGATCGCCCGCGCCGAGGGCGAGGCCGAGTCGTCCCTGTTCGACGACCTGCTCGCCTCCATCGGAACCGCCATCGGGGCCGAACTGCTCGCGTCGCTCGTGTCCGCCCTCACCGCCTCGAAGAAGCCGACCAGCGCCGCCGCCATGCTCGCGGCGCTCGGGCCGGCCAGCACGAAGGCCGAGGCCGAGGCCGCGCTTGCCGCCGTGCTCGGCGCGCAGGCCAATCGGATCGACAACTGGTCGGGCAAGGTGGTCGACCTGACCACGAAGCAGGCGTCGGCGCAGGCAACCGAGGACGCCAACCGGCGCAACGCCGACCCGAACCGGAACCCGGAGGACCCGGCCGAGTCGTGGTTCATCGAGAACGTGGACGCCGGCGGCCGTGACGAGTGCGACGAGTGCTTCGACGAGTCGCGCAAGGGGTTCGTCGCGGTTGCGTCGGTGACGTCGTGGCCGGGCGAGCGCGTTTGCGAGGGCCGGTGCCGTTGCGTGGCCGTCTGGCACACGGCGGCCGAGGTCGCGGCCGGGACCGCCGTGTCGCTCGCCGCCAACGGCAGGGCCGGCGACGCCGCGCCGAACACGCGGGCGGACAAGTATGCCGACATCGACTTCTCGCCGCCGGCCGGCGTTCGAGCCGAGTGCCGCAAGGGCGTGGACTGGTACGAGGCCGGCGAGGGCGGCGACGGGCTGAAGCCTGAGACGGTTCGCTGGGCGCGCAAGTTGCGCGACGGCGACGACATCACGCCCGCGAAGGCCCGCAAGATGCGGGCGTGGCTCGCTCGCCACGAGGTCGACAAGGACGGAACCGGGTTCTCGCCGGGCGAGGACGGATACCCGTCGCCCGGCCGTGTGGCGTGGGCGTTGTGGGGCGGCGACCCCGCGGTCGGCTGGTCCACGAAGCTCGTCGACCGAATGGACGCGGCCGACGACGGAGGGGCCGAATAGCCGCCGGGCTTGCGCCGCAGCGCCTCCGCTGCTACCCTTCGGGAAACCAGCGGAACGACCGCCCATCGAGGCGCCCGCGAACCACCAGACCGGCAACGGTCAGGAGTCGCCATGTCGCTTTCCCTCGCATCCGTCGCCGCGCCCGACCTCACGCAGCCGGCCGAGATCGTCGACGGGCGCCGCACCTACCTCGTGCGCGCTCGTGTCCCGTTCGCGTTCTCCGCGCTCCTGACCGACGCTCGGGTCGAGGCCGCGGTCCGCGCGCCGCTGCCGACGATCGACGACGAGGGCGAGGGGCCGACCGACCCGACGAACCCCGGCGAGCAGAAGATCGTGACGAAGGCCGACGGCGAGGGCATGGCCGCCGAGGAGGACGACACCGATCCCGCGACCGGCGAGGGCGGCGAGATGATGCTGTACGGCGTCGCGTCCTCGACCGGCGTCGACACCTACGGCACCGAAATGTCGAAGCGCGCGCTCGACGGCATGGCCGAGCAGTTCTCGTCCGGCGAGGTCTGCTACCTGCCCGCGCACCCGTCGTGGAGCGGCAACGGCGGCGAGTGGGACTCCGTGATCGGCTACGTCACGAAGGGCGAGGTCGTGTCGTCCGCGGTCGAGAACGCGGCTGCTGCCACCGAGCCCGGCTTCGCCCTGCGCGTCGCGGTCGCCCTCGACGCCGACGCGCCGATGGCCGAGCGGCTGGCGAAGATGATCGGCCGCAAGAAGAAGGTCGGCCAGTCGATCGGAGGCTGGTTCACCGAGCTTCGGTACATCTACGCCGCCGACGCCGGCGAGTGGGACCCTCCGGAGCGCGTGATCATCGAGGGCGTGGAACTCGACCACCTTGCCGCCACGCGCCGCCCGTCGAACGGGGACTCGTGGATCGACGGGATGCGCTCTGCGATCTCCGCGTCGCACGACTCCGCGGTGGCCCGCGCCAAGGCCGCCGCGCCGAAGGTCGTCGCCGCCGAGGTCGAGCCGACCCCTGAACCCGTCGCGGCCGAGCCCGCTGACGAACGAAACAATGCCGTACCCCTTGACACCGAGAACGCGCCGCGTCACGATTCGGATGACGACGCGGGAAGCGAAGGCCAGCGAGCCTCTCCCGGTGCCACGGACGGCGACGTGCCTTCCACCAACACCGAGGAACTCAACATGACCCCCGAAGCTCTCCGCGCCCTCCTGACCGAGTCGCTCGCCCCCATCGCCGCCCGTCTCGACGCCGTCGAGGCCCGGACCGCCGTCGCCACGCCTCCGGGCGCCCGCGTCGCCGACCCGGTTGCCTCCCCGGTCGCCGATCCCAACGCCACCGAGGTCGCCGCGCTCCGCGCCCGCCTCGCGGCCTCCGAGGCCCGGACCGCCGAGCGGTACTTCGGCCGCAAGGGCCACGCTGGCGCCGGCTCCTTCGACCGCGCCGTGATCGAGGGCGTCGCCGAGCAGGTGGTCGAGCAGGCTCCCGCCCTCGCCGCCGTGGTCCGCTCCAAGGGCTTCGTCGACCGTCGGTCGGTGTCGCACTACGGCGCCACCATCGAGGAGCAGGTGTCGATGCGCGCTGCGCTCGAATCCGACCTGCACGCGCTGATCAACAGCGCCGTCGACGAGGGCGTGATCCGCGAGCCCGACTCCGACGTCGGCTCGTGGTCCTGATCCAAACCAACTTCCACACTTCAGGAGCCTGCCATGTCCCTCGATCAAATCTGGGCCGATCTCGACCCCCGCCGTCGCGCCGCCCTTCAGCGCACCCTCAACTCGTCCGGCGCCGGCTCCGTCCTGCTCCAGCCGAACGTCAACAAGATCGTCCAGCAGCTTTCGCTTCGGATGCTCGGCGTCCAGTCCACGCTCGACCGCAAGCCGGGCAGCGGACAGGCCGCGCTGATCAACCGTCGCACGCCCGGCACGACCGGCGGCGCTTGGGTCGCTGACACCGACTCGGGGACGGAGGAGACGGGCACCTACGCACAGGCGACCTTCACCTACCGCACCCTGCTCACCAAGGGCACCGTCACCCGCAAGCTGCAGGCCACCGGCCGCACCTACGGCGACGTGCTCGCGACCGAGATGGTGAACAAGGCCGAGGACTTCGCGAACCTCCTCGAAAGCGCGCTCCTGATCGGCGACAACGCGGCGAGCGCGAACCAGATCAGCGGCCTGCTGACCCTGATCAACGCCGTCGCCGGGCAGGTCGTCGCGAACAGCACGCTCTCGGCGGGCTCCGCGCTCGTCCTGAGCAAGCTCGACGAGGCGATCGACGTGGTGCGCGGCGCGGGCAACCGTTCCGACCTCCGCATCTACGGCTCGCAGGCCGGGCTTCGGAAGCTGAACGCGGCCCTGCAGGCGCAGCAGCAGTTCGTCAACATGACCGAGATCGCCGGCGGCTTCCGCGTGAAGACCTACGACGGCATCCCGCTCGTGCCGACGACCTCGATGCCCGACAACCTGACGTGGAGCGGCTCCAGCCAGACCGCGTTCTCGGGCGGCACCACGACCTCGCTCGTGATCGTGAACACCCGGTACTGCTGGATCGAGGAACTCACCCCGATGTCGGTGCTCCCGCTCGCCAAGACCACGAGCCAGAACGACGCCTTCGAAATGTTCGTCGATCTGGCCTTGGTTTTGGCAAACTCCAAGGGAGCTTCCATCTTGGGCGGTATCTCGGTCTAAACCGCGCCGAACCGCTCGACGTTCGACAGTGGCCGGTATACAACCTCTCTCGGAGGTTCGTATGCCGGCCACTCGCTCGTTGGAGGAACGGTTCTGGTCGAAGGTCAACAAGGACG